TTAGTAGACCGCGCTGCTCGAACGCGACGGCGGCTGCGGCTTGGCAGGCGCGGCCGGTGCGGCGGGCGCCGCCGCGCCCGGCGTGGACGCGCGGCACTTGTCGTGCTGCCAGGCCTCTTCGGCGAATTTGGCCTGCCCGCGCACCGCGATATATTCGTTGCGGTAGGCGAGTTCGGCGACCACCGGGCCGGCGGCGCCGGTCTCGGCCTTCGCCATCAGCCCCTGCAATTCCGTGGTGCGCGAGGCCAGGTTCTTGCGTTCGGTCTCGAGCTGCTTGCAGTCGTAGAGATCGTATTTGGCGGGATCGGCGAAGGCCGTCGACATGCCGTCGCTCATCTGGGCGCAGCCGGAAACCCCGGCGCCGAGCACGGCGAGCGCCGCCGCAAGGGCGGCGCGCGGCAGCGGCGGGAATGAGAATAGGCGGGCGATCATGCGACCTTGTAATCCGACAATCTTGCGGTTGCGTAAAGCAGGCGCCGGTGACCGGATTGAGGCTTTGCCAAAGCGAGCGCACTCACTTAAGGGATTGGGTGCACTTTTCTTCGCAAGCGGCTCATTTCCATTTTTCAAGAAAGCGCGCTAAGTATCTGATCTTGCAATTAAAGCGGACGTGGCGGAACTGGTAGACGCAAGGGACTTAAAATCCCTCGATGGCAACGTCGTGTGGGTTCGAGTCCCACCGCCCGCACCAGCTTGAATTTCACAATTAAATCAATGACTTAGCATGTGGATGGTAGCTCATTTTGTAGCAATGTTGTGGGTATAGTTTTGGACTATTCAGTATTTCGGTGCTTTGTAACGCATCTATACAATAAACCGATACAGTTATACTGAATAACCGCCTTTATTCTGACATTATCCAAGCAGAAAATAGTAACGCCGACGGAAGACAGCGCTCACTTAATCGAGCGCCATGCACCTAGGGCAGCAACAAAGTCGGGGAATTTCCCCCGCCGTTCGCAACCAGCGACGGCACCCCTTTTGTTAGCGAGCCAAGTTGTCCGTCGCCTCTCGATTCAAGAACTTTCTCGGCCTCGAAACCAAGGGCTACTTGGCTATGCCCGAGCCGTGGTATTTCGAGCTGTTCGGCTCAGCGCCCTCCTCCTCAGGCGTGATCGTCACGCCGCGAGTGGCGATGACATGCGCGCCAGTGCGCCGCGCGGTGCAGTTGATCAGCGAATCGATCGGCCAGCTTCCGGTTCACGTCTATAAAACCGACGGCGATGGCGCAAAAAACCGCGCGCCTGATCATCCTGCCTACGCATTGCTTCACGACGAAGCCAACGATTGGACTCCCGCATCAAGGTTTCGCGAGGAGATCACCCGCGATGCGTTGCTGTATCCAAACGGCGGTTTCGCCTACATCAATTTTGTCGATGATAAACCCTACGAACTCACGCGGTTCAATCCCGAGATAAATCCGGTCATCGTCGAATACGTCGATAGCGAGCCTTTTTACCGCGTCGGCGACCGTGAAATCCCACGCAAGAACATGCTCCATATTCCTAGCCCGGCGTTGCATGGCTGGGGCCTTGTCCACGACGCGCGCGATCCGATCGGGCTTTGCTTGGTCATGGAGCGCCACGCATCCCGGCTGTTCGGCAACAGCGCGCGGCCCAGCGGCCTGCTCACGCTGAAAGGCAAGCCAGGGCCGGCCGACATCCTCAAAGCGGCAACGGCTTGGAACGCCACGCATGGGGGAAGCAAATCCGGTGGCACTGCAGTTCTGCCCCTTGAAGCCATTTGGCAGTCGCTCACGCTCACATCCGTCGATGCGCAATTCAACGAATCTCGCAAATACCAAATCGACGAAATTGCCCGCGTGTTCGGCGTTCCGCCTTCCCTGTTGTTCGAAATGGACCGCGCGATCAAGTCAAACGCTGAGCAACAGGGACGCGAGTTCCTCGATTTTTCACTGATGAGTTGGATCACCCGGTGGGAAGGCGAATGCCGCTTGAAGCTCTTCACACCAGAAGAACGCAAGATTTATACCGCGCGCTTCCAGACCGATGAATTCTTGCGCGCCGATTTCTTGGCGCTGATGGAAGGCCTCGGCAAAGGCGTTGCCGCGCGCATCATCAATCCGAATGAAGCGCGAACCAAAATTGATCTTCCTGCCTATGCAGGCGGCGAGAAATTCGAAAACCCCAACACAACCACGGCGACCTTAACCGTATGACGCTTCGCACAATCCATCTCCACGGCCACCTCAAAGACAGCTTCGGCCCCAGCTTTCGCTTCGACGTTGCGACAGCAGCAGAAGCGCTTAAGGCGCTCAACTGTGCGTTCCCCGGCAAGTTCGTCGCAGCGATACGTGAAGGCAGCTACAAGATTGTGCGGGGCGCGCTGCGCACTGGCGCGGTCCTCGATATGGAGCTGATCAACGAGTTAAAGCTCGGCTCGGCTGATCTGCATCTGATCCCGATCGCTGAAGGTGCGGCCATGTCGCAAACCGCCAAGGGCACCACCAAGATTGTGCTGGGCGCGGCCTTGGTCGGCGGCGCAATCTTTATGTCAGGCGGCATAATGGCGACACCTCTGGCGGCCAGTGGGCTGGCGAGTGGCATCACCTACGGCAACATCGCCATGATCGGCCTTGGCATAGCGCTTGCGGGCGTTTCAACGCTGCTTACGAAGCCGGCAGTCAACACCTCTTCGAACAGCCTGTCAGTCTCGGGTGGCGATATCGGTAATTCTGGCGGCCAAGGCAACGCCATTCCGTTGATTTACGGCGAAGTGCTGGTTGGCTCGGTGCCGATCTCTGTTTCCTCCGCTGTTGAGGATATCGACGTCTACGCCAACTCGGCCGGCTCAATCGAGACCGCCTTTGGTCACACGCCCTCCTACTGGAGTGGCGCGTCATGACCGCCGCTCACACCGCATTCTTTGGCGATGCTGAATACCCCTTCCGGCTTACTCCCGCATTGGTCATTGAACTGGAACACAAGACTGGCGCTGGTATTGGCGCGCTCTGTATTCGCATTTTCAATCGCCAGTTCGCCCAAGCCGACATCCTCGAAACGATCAGGCTGTCATTGATCGGCGGCGGCCTCAAGCCTGAACGCGCCGCCACATTGATCGCCAGCTACGCGGTCGATCGCCCGCTTTCCGAAACTTACCCGGTCGCTGTGGCGATCTTGGAAAATGTCTGGTTCGGCCAGCCCAAACATGAGGCGACCGATGGACAAGATTGAGATCAAGTCAACGTTGACCGTTGACGATGTTGGCACCTTGACTGGCACCGCTTGGCCTTTCGGCTCGGCTGACAGTGTTGGCGATATCATCACCAAGGGCGCCTTCCATCTCGCCGTCGAAAACCTGCCGATGTTGTTCAACCACGATCCCTCGGATCTGGTTGGATCATGGGATGAGGCGAACGAAACGCCAGACGGCTTTGTCGTCAAGGGCAAGCTCCATATGGATCAGCCGCGCGCCCGCTCGCTGCACGGCCTGATCAAAGGCGGCTTGGTTAGCGGCCTGTCGATCGGTTTCAAAACAAAGGCGTCAACGAAGCAAGGTCGCAACCGCGTGATCAGCTCGCTCGACCTCTTCGAAATTTCCCTTGTGCGCAACCCCAGTCATCCCCGCGCACGGGTAACCAGCACGAAATCCGAGAATACGGCCCTAGCCGTCGCCGAAATTATCAACCGCGCCACGGCAGCGCTTTGTAAGGAACCACAATGAAACGCTCTGCTCTCGCCCTCGAATTCAAAGATGCCGACGACGACACCGATCCGGCAACCATCGTTACCAAGGCACTCGCTGGTTTCCAAACCGCACTGGACGATCGCCTGAAGCCGATCGAAACCAAGTCGGCGGACGACGCCAAGTTCAAGGCGCGGCTTGACGCCATGGAAGCCAAGCTGAACCGTCCTGGCACTCTGGAATTGAAGTCCGACAACGACAACGGCGGCATCGAACGAAAGGCGTTCGCGTCATTCATTCGCAGCGGTCGCGAAGCGATGGATCCGCTTGAGGTGAAGAGCCTCATTGTCGGTAACGACGCTGGCGCCGGCTATCTCGCACCTCCGCAGCTTTCCACCGAAATGATCAAGCAGCTCACGCTGTTCTCGCCCGTCCGGCAGGCTGCTTATGTCGGCGCGACTGGTTCGCCGTCGATCATCTTGCCGTCGCGAACCGCGATCACAAACGCGCTCTGGGAAGGCGAAGTTGAAGCGTCCGAAGAGAGCGAGCCGGCTTTCGGGCAATTGGAAATCCCGGTCTTCGGTATGAAGACCTACTCCGATATTTCGGTGCAGTTGCTGGAAGATTCGGTCCAGAACGTTGAAGCCTTATTGTCCGAAGCGCTCGGTGAAGACTTCGGCAAGAAAGAAGGCACCGCTTTCGTCAATGGCACGGGCAACAAACAGCCCCGTGGCGTCATGGTGCATCCGGCCGTCAATTACTTCCCGAACGGCAGCACGACCGTTCTGAGTGCCGATTCGCTGATCAGTTTGATGTATTCGCTGCCCCCGGCTTACCGGAACAGCGGCGCATGGATGATGAACGGCACCACGATCGCCACCATCCGCAAGCTGAAGGATACGGTCGGCCAGTATCTCTGGCAGCCGAGCTTGATCGTCGGCCAGCCCGATACGTTCCTTGGCCGTCCGGTCATCGAAGCTATCGACATGCCGGACGCGACCGCTGGCAACTTCCCGATCGTGTTCGGAGCCTTCAATCAGGCCTACCGGATTTACGATCGCGTCGGCCTCACGTTCATTCGCGACCCGTTCACGCAGGCCCTCAACTCGCTGGTTCGCTTCCACGCGCGCCGCCGTGTTGGCGGTGACGTTGTGCGCCCGCTGGCGCTGCTCAAGCTCAAGATGGCAACGAGCTAACCATCAACCGTTCAGGCGCACCCCGCGCCTGAACACCCCATCATCATTTTCAAATAAGGAACTACCCAATGCGCGACACTTACCACAGCCTAAAATTCGTTCCGGCCATTGCGCCGGTAACGGCAACCGACAACACGCCGATCGTCGGCGCTATCGTCAGCAATGCTGGCTTTCAGTCGCTCACCTACGCCATTCAGACCGGCATTCTTACGGACACTGATGCGACATTCGTCGTGTTGCTTGAAGAGTCTGACGTGGCTGATTTGAGCGGTTCAAATCCGGTTGCCGATGGCGACATGCTTGGCACGGAAGCTCTTGCGGGCTTCACGTTCGCAGACGACAGCGCGACCCGGAAGCTCGGCTATATCGGCAGCAAGCTCTACACGCGGCTGACGATCACCCCGACTGGTAACTCTGGCAGCGCGCCGGTTTCGGCAATGGCTGTTCTCAGCCACGCCGACGTTCGGCCCGTGGCCTAAGAGAATGCGGCTCGCAGATGAAATCACGATTGAGTTTGAACACGAAGTCATTCGCCTTCGTGCTTCGCTGCGAGCCGCCTTTCGTTTGGAACGTCAGCACGGCGGGTTTGACAAGATCATTCACGCCATTGCTGGTGGCAGTCTTTCTGTTATGGCCAATGTAGTCTGCGAGAGCAGCACCACCACGCTTCGCGGCTTTCTTGATTGCGTTGGCACACTTCCGTTGCGAGACGCCATTGCGCGGCTCGTTGAACCTCTCAGCGCGCACGTGCTGGCACTCGCTGGCGTTGACGCTGATTCCAGCAACGCCAAACCCGGCGCTCAACGAATCCCATTCTCTGAATATTTTCCGACGCTGTTCCGTCTGGCAACCGGATGGTGCGGCATGTCGCCCAGTGAAGCATGGGCAGCAACGCCAGCCGAAATCACTGAAGCCTACAAAGGCCGCCGCGAATTGCTTGGCGCCATGTTCGGCGGCGGCAAAGCGACCGATGACCCCGATGATGCAGAGTCCCGTCGCGAGCTGAACGCGATCGGCGATCTAACCAATTTCAATTTGTAATCTGAAAGAGAACACTATGACAATCATACAGGGCGAGCCGGCCGACAACGCTAATCCGCTTCCGGTCGATGATCGCGGCGCGCCGAACATCGCAAGTGGCAGGGCGAACGCCACTGGCACCGCTACCATTGTAGCGGCCGCGCTTACTTCGGGTAGCGCGGATGTTTCAAGCGTGGCAACGCTAATCGTTCCGGCTCGCGCAGGCCGTAAAGCCGTATTACTTAGCTGTCCCGGCTGCTTGATCAAGATAGGCGATGAAACAGTTACACCCGGCACCGGCTATTCACCATTTTCGCCATTCAATCCTAATGCGCGGATCGAAACGAGCGCAGCTATTTACGCTGTTCTTCCCAGCGGTATGACCGTCACCGACACTATAGGCGAAGGCGGCACTTTTGAGACCATCGCTGTGACGGTCCCGATCACTTATCTTGAGCTGTTCTGATGCCCATAAAAGCACCACGCATCTGTAGCTGCGGCATGATCGTTCCTCACGGATCGATGTGCATCTGTCAGATAAAGCGCAAGGCCGAAACCGATCTTTACAGACCAACGGCAACAGAGCGCGGCTATGGCTCACGCTGGAGCAAGGCGCGCGCAACCTATCTTCTATCGCATCCACACTGCGCCATGATCACTGACGGCATTCGCTGCACGCGTTCAGCAAACGTCGTGGATCACATTAAACCGCATCGTGGTGACAACGCCCTGTTTTGGGACAAGACGAATTGGCAGTCACTTTGTGGCCCATGCCACAACAGGCGCAAACAATCCCTCGAACGTCGCACCACCAATAGGAACGCCTGATGACTCGGAAAGCTCGCTTTATCACTCATGACGGTCGCGTGGACACCATCGCAGGATGGGCGGCCAAAATCGGCATCAGTCGCGAAGCACTTGATCAGCGGTTGCTGCACGGTTGGTCGGAAGCCGAAGCAGTCACAACTAAGCGCCGTGGCAGACTACCTAAGAAGGACAGGCGCATTCAGCAACAGTCAAACGTGCGCAATGCAACACCATCAACGTCAGTCAATCCTCAATTGGAACTGCTGAAAAGAATGGACTTGGTGTTGCAGCGTGAAGTGACTCGCACTCTTCGCCAGTTCTGCCGCGACCTCGACGCCATCATGCGCCGGGGGGTGGATCGTAACTTTGCGGAATGGCCTGTTGACCGGTCAATTCCCTCCATGCGTGTTCTGCGCAAAATAGGGAATTCGTAAAAATGGCGATTTCCCTCGATGACATCAAAGCGCACCTCCGCGTCACCATTACCGACGATGACGCGATCATTACCGACAAACTCGCGACCGCGACCCAATGGGTGTTGAATTACACCGGCATTTCAGCCGATTCCACCATACCCGGCCCCGTCAATGAAGCTATCCGGCAGCTCACGGGACACCTGTATGCCAACCGGGAAGCCTCTTTGGTCGGCGTGACCGCGCAAGCGCTGCCCTTCGGCGTGTTGGATATGCTTGTCCCCTATACACCTTTTGTGTGCGGATGAGCGGCTTTGAGCCCAGTTTAGACCTCCAGAAGGCCATTCGCGCTCGCTTATTGGCGAGTGCTGACCTTATGGCGCTGGTTCCGGCTGCTAACGTGCTGGATAGCACCGGGCGCCCTGAACTAATGCCTGCGGTCGGCATTGGCGAGGGTCAGACGGTCTACAAGCGGTTCAGCTCGACAACGCACGCCACCTTGCACGTCTGGATGCAGGAGCCGGGCCTGACCGGCTCCAAGGCCATCGCCAGCGCCATTGTCGCGGCGCTCACGGTTGACGCTCAGATTGAGGGCGTCCTGATCCTCGACAATTTCGTCTGTCTTGATCTTCGCCCGACTCAAACCCGGTTCATGCGCGACCCGCACGGCTCCTATTCACATGGCGTCGTGACGGTCGCCGGAATTATGAAGGCCCTGTGATGCGCGCCGGGAGCCTAGATCGCGTCATTCAATTCCAGCAACGGTCAACCGGGCTTGATCTATACGGCACGCCGATTGACGTGTGGACCCCATTCGCCACGAAGATGCGCGCTCAGAAATTGGAAAATGCCACCGACAACCGCGAAAGCGATCGTGGCGATACCACTGACTCAATCATCACGTTCCGAATGCACTGGATCGACGGTGTGACGCTGGACAACCGCCTTTCGTTTGAAGGGCAGGCTTTCAAGATCACGCGCCTTAAGGAAATCGGCCGCCGCGTCGGCTTAGACGTTGTGTGTGAGCGGGTCGGACCATAATGCGCGGAAGAAAGCCTGAACTGGCTACCGATCGAAACGCCCTAGACGCCGTGATTCCCGCGCCCGGCTGGCTGTCCAAACATGCCAAGGCCGAATGGCGTCGGGTCATGCCCGACCTTACCAAGCGCCGCATTCTCACGGCGGCTGATCTGGGCAGCCTCGAAAATTATTGCATCGCAATCGGCCAAGTCCGGGAAATGGAACGCCTGATCGCCAAAGATGGTCACGTGGTCGAAACGGCGCGCGGGCCGCGCGCACACCCCGCCGTCAGAATCCAGTCCGACGCCATGACCCGCGCCCGGCTGCTAGCGGCTGAGCTTGGCCTTACACCTGTCTCACGGTCGCGGCCTGCTATCCGCGACGATGAAAATTCTGATGACCTATCCTTCTTGGATCGATGATGACTCGCAAATCGAGGACACCTTCGGAGACGGCGAACGGGCCATTCGGTTCCTGCGCAATCTCAAGCATCCGAAATCGACGGCGCCCGGTCGCGCGTTCCAGCTTGACCGCTGGATGGAACGCATCATTCGGCGCATCTATGGCCCGCGCCATCCGGACGGCACCCGCGTTGTCAAAACGGTGTTCGCAATGATCCCGCGCGGCAACCGCAAAACGACCCTAGGGGCCGCGCTAACCCTCCTGCACACCATCGGCCCTGAAAAAGTTCAGGGCGGACAGGTCATCTGTGCCGCTGCCGATCAAAAGCAGGCGCGCATTGCGTTCGAAGAGGCCGTTAGCGTCATCCGGGAAGATCCTCGCATCACGCGGCTGGTCAAGATTGAGGACTACCGCAACCGGCTTCGCGACATCAAATCCGGTTCGCGTGTTGAGGCGATTTCAGCCGACGCCAAGACCCAACACGGGCGAACCCCGACGTTTACGCTTATGGATGAGATCCACGCTTGGCCGAAAAGGGATTTATGGGAAGCGCTCAAGACCGGGCTGCTCAAAACTGCCGGCTCCCTGAACGTGATCACCACGACTGCCGGGCGCGGGCAGGAAAACATCGCGCACGACCAATATGCCTACGCATGCAAGGTCGCGCTTGGTGAAATCGACGACCCCGCGACACTGCCGATCTTGTTCGAAGCGCCTGCGGATTGCGACTGGCGCGATGAGGAAATCTGGCACCGGGTAAACCCCGGCCTCAAGCACGGCTACCCCGATCTGGCCGGTTTGCGGCAGTTTGCGCGGGAAGCCGCAAACCGGCCCGGCGACCGTGAGAGCTTTCGCCAGCTCAATTTGAATATTTGGCTGGACCATTCGACTGATCCCTTCGTTGACATGGCGACATATGACGCGGGCGCCGACGCCATCGATCTTGAAGCCCTTATCGGCAAGCCGTGCTGGATCGGCGTTGATATGTCCACGACAACCGACCTGACAGCCGTTGTCGCCTGCTTTCGAGTCGATGACCGTTTCATTGTCATTCCGCACTTCTTTTGCCCGGCCGACAACCTTCGCGCCCGTTCCGAGCGCGACGGCGTTCCATATGTCCAATGGGGTAAAGACGGCCTGATCACGCCAACGCCCGGCAACGTCATCGACTACCGGGCGGTAGAGCAGTGCATCCGCGACCTTTACGACCTGTATCAGGTTCAGGAAATCGCCTTCGACGTGGCCTACGCCCAAGGCGTCATGGCCCCGCTACTTGAGGCGGGTTTCCCGGTCATGACCATGCGACAGGGTTGGGTGACTCAATCCCCAGCCCTGAACGAGCTTGAACGCGCCATCGTCGGCGGGAAATTCCAGCACGGCGGGCATCCCGTCTTGCGCTGGTGCTTCTCAAACATCGCCATTCACACAGACAGTGCAGGCAACCGAGTCATGCACAAGGGCAAGAGCACCGATCGCATAGACGGCGCGGTCGCTACTTGGATGGCTTTGTCGCGCGCCGCCACGGGCGAGAATCAGCGTTCATTTTATTCCGACCCCGCCGTAACACCCGAAATGCTGGTTTGGAACTGATGGCTGACGACGATCAAGAGCTTCAGGACTACCTCAACAGCTTGCCGGACAAGCTGCGGGAACCGCTGGCCGCCGTCATTCTGGAACAAGCCGAGCTGCTATCGCAGGCGCAACAGAATGCTCTTCAGGCGCTGGAACAGTCCGACGAAACCGGCGACCTTGAGGCCTCTTGCGTTGTCGTTAGCGGCGCGACCGACCTTGAAGTTCTGGTGCAGGCGGGTGGTAGCGCCACGACCAAGGACATCCGCGATGGGAGCGGGGTCGACTATGATTACGCCGAAGCGTTTGAATTTGGCACGTCGCATCAACCGGCCCGACCGTTCTTCTACCCAACTTATCACGCCATGCGAGACGACATGCAAGAGGCGATCACCGACGCCGTAAATGAGGTTCTAGACAATGCCTGACAATCATACCGCCCGCGAAATCAAATGGGCGGCCGGCACTCACAAATTCGACCTCGGTCACCCTTGGGTTTGGAATGTCCTGTCCATTCGCGGTCTTCCCGGCCCCAACGGGGCGACGCCAGCCGCTTGCCTCGCACGGTTCCATGACGGCACTTACTCACTGGATGATTGCGAGCGCGTCATTGAGCTGGGCCTTATCGGCGGCGGCAAAACGAGGCCAGAAGCAACCGCGCTGGTTAACTTCCATGTTCGCGGCAAGCCGATCGCTCCCCTCGCCTTGATCGCCTTCGAAATCCTTGGCGCTCTGTTCATAGGAGCGTCCCATGACAACGCCAGCGCTTAATATCCCCATCCGGGCCACTGGCCTTGACGACTTCAAGAAGTCTATGGGCGAAACGTCTGCTCTTGTCGGAACAGCAACGCGCGCCATAACGGCGCGAGTCATCCAAATGAATGCCGGATTTCTCGCCTCTCAGGGCGCGGCTGGCGCCGCAACGCTCGCTTTCGGCGGCCTGCTCGGCATACTAGGGCCGATCGCGCTCGGCATCACTGCGGTAGCCGATACGTTCAAGCTCATGGGGTATGCGACCGATCTGGCAAAGCAGAAGATCGAAGATTACAACGCCATCGCCGACAAATCGGTCACCGTCTCGACTGACTTCTACCAGCGGATCGTCAAATCGGCTGACGTTGCGAAACTGTCAGTTGAAGACCTGACTTCGGCATTTTCCAAGCTCAATGAAGCCACCTCGGAAACGCTCGGTGGCAGCGATCTTCAAAAACGCATTAAAGAATTGCAGAAGGTCGGCAACCTCGCCGGAAATACCGGGGTTGGCTCGCTGGCGTCCGCGAACGGCACCGAAGAGAAGTTCCGCGCCATCGTCAGCCTGATCGATCAGGCAATGCAGAAGGGCGAGCGGCTTGCTGCCCTCGACATATCGGCCAAGGCATTCGGCCCGCAAATCACGACGGCATTGAAGGCAGACGCCGGTTACCTTGACGAAATGCTGAAGCGCGCCGACGCCATCAGTAAATCCGAAATTGTTTCGCCGGAAGACATTGGTCGCGCGGTCGAACTTAAGAACCAAATGGAGGCGGCGCAGAAGGTTCTAGCCGACAAGTGGAAGCCGATTCAGGAAGACCTTGCCAGTCTCGGCATGAACTATGAGGCCTCTTGGGTCTCCATCACCGAATACCTGGCCGCTGCCGTTGGCAGCGCGACCGATCTCTACAAGGCGCTGCATCAGGTTCCGGACTGGTTTGCGAAGGCCGCCGGCGGAATGTCGATATGGAAAGTAATCACCGAAGCCACAACAACGCCCGAAGGCCGAAAGGCTTCTGAAGACTCGCTCGGCATAACCAGCGACCCTGCGGCGGTTGCGCAAGTCGAAGCCACAAACAAGCTACGGGCGGCTTTGCAGAACCATGCGAACGTCACGCGCGGGATGCATGAAGCGACCACGGTTCAATCTGCGGTGCGGGGCGACAAGTCGAAAGACCTCACTCCAAAGGATACCGAGCGCGACCCGTTCGACGTGGCGATCGACTCCACCGATAAGCGCATCGCGGCCCTGAAGGCTGAAACCGCGACGATCGCGGACACCACCGCCGTTCGCGAGCGAGCCAAGACGGTCGCCCAGCTTGAAGAGGCCGCGAAGCGCGCCAACACCGCCGCTGGCATGGAAAACACCGCAGTTACCGAAAAGCAGCGCGCGGCTATCGAAAAAGAAGCCGACGCCATGATGAAGGCCACGGCAGCGTCGGAAAAGGCCAAAATCCACGAAAGCATCAAGTCTGGCGGCGACACTGCGCTGCTCAGTCCCGAGGATGCGGCGATCGCGGAAAAGCTCAAGACGATTTACCCGGACGTGAGCACAGCGCTGAACAGCGTTGAGGCATCCGCCATGCGCGTGAATGATGCGCTCAAGTCAGTTTCCGGCTCAATCGCGAACAGCGTAACGACCCCGCTAACAAATATGATGATGACCGGGCGCGCGACGAGCGCGGGCTTTTACGCCATGAGTCGCAGCATTATCCAATCCATCGATCAAATGATCGTCAAAATGCTGATTGTCGGACCGATCATGCGCGGGCTGCAAGGATCGTTCGGCGGCGGTATTAATCTGGGCTCAGGCGGCGCCGCGTCAAGCGTCATGGTCGGCGACTACTCTATGCCGAAGTTCGCAGACGGCGGCATGATCAGCGGACCCGGCACAGGCCGCTCGGATTCGATCCCGATCGCTGCCAGCAACGGCGAATTCATCGTCAACGCCGCTTCGACGGCCAAGCATCAAGCGTTGCTTCATTCGATCAACAGCGGGAGCCTACGCGGCTTTGCTGACGGCGGCCTTGTGTCCAACGTTCCGAGTATGCCCAGCACGACGCAAATCGGCGGCCAGACCACGCATATCTCGCCGTCGATCGCCGTCAATGTTCAGGGCCAGCCCGGCGCGTCACCGGCAGACCACGCGGCCATGGGCGCGGCAATTGCCAAGGCGGCCCATGAGACAACGCGGGCACTCATCGCCAGTGAACTACGGACACAAATGAGGCCCGGAGGAATTCTGCGACAATAAGCGCTCATTTGTGCATCGCGCCGCTATATTGAGCTGACGACCCTTTGGAGACTTCTCGCCACTACCACACCCATAACGAAACAGCCCCCCTGCGGCGAACAGGGAGGCTGATATCAAGGAGACGAACTTGCCGTTGCTTAATCGAAAGCCCGATCTCGAACCTCAGTATAGCAAAACCGACCAAGAATGTGAGGGAAATCTCAAAATAATTGAGAATGGCCCCATAGATACGGACGACGACGATTGGCTTGCCGATCTGGATATGTCGCCGCGCGAGGAGTCGAACGAATCCCTGATCGCCGACATGGAGGCTCTGTTCTCGGACGAGGAGAACGCCATCGAGATCGCCGCTTCCAAGGCTGAAGCTCTCCCTGCACAGGACGACTGGTTAAACGAAGTCAGGGCGCTGGCGCGAAAGCACGGCCCGTTCGATTCAGGGCAGATAATGGAAGTCATCCGCACGCTGAACGCGCCCGCTGATGGGTCGGTCAGATGACCCCCTCACCGTCCAAAACTACATGGTCAAGTAAAGTCACAAAGCGCTACCGCCGAATGGACAAGCGCGACCTGCAAACCCTTGGATCGATTCAGAAAACCACCAATCCGCCCCGAACCACTGATTGCCCCGCTTTAGTAGACGATTGGTTCGACCCTCTTTCACCCCTCATAGACCCTTGGTTCAACCCCTTACCCGCATACGTTAAGAAGGGGTCAAACGACAACGATCCGCTCCCGGTCTGGGTGCATTCAAGCGACCGCGTGAAGATTACATTCGCCAACCACGCCCTAGTGACTCTAGGAGGCTCAAGGAGCGACGTGGCGGCGTTCAGCCTCAATCCGGCACTCGAACGTATTGCCGAAGCCCAGCGCCACCCCAAGGGCTTCGTTGACTTCTTTAAGCGCGATCTTGACCGGGTGTTCAACCGCATGATTGGCGAGGTGCCTTTATACTGGTTCGGAGCGGGCGCTACCGCTGACGGTCGCCTGCACCTTCACGGCGCCATTCTAACCAGCAAGGCTGATGCCCCGACCCACCGGGCGGCGCTGGTCGCGATCGGTGGTGACTGGCCGGAAGGCAAAGGGTCCGAATACCAGCTCGATTTTAAGCCCATGCATGATGCTGACGGCTGGGTCCGGTATGTCCTGAAGCAGGGGCCAGCCGCGCGGCGCCTGATCATCACCGGCAAGTCGCTAACGATCCCCAAGGAGCTACGCCGGGAAGGTCACCGGCGCTATGACGCGCTGCGGGCCGCGTGAAAAGCGCCAGCTTCCAGCGGCGACCAGAGATTACAGTCAGCATTGACTGTTACTAAGTATTTGTTATCGCTTGATAATTTTTCTTTACACGATTCAATAATTCTGCGAATCAGGATGCGCGGCATCACCCGCAGGGCAGGGAAGCATCACAACATGGCTGAGACTTACATACCGACCGAACAATACCGCGCGGCAGTGAACGCCATCGCGGCTCTGACTGGCATCGACTCTGACGAAATCAAGATCGCGCTCGGCGAAGAGGCGAACATTTGGCCCGCGTCGATCAAGCGCGATCGACGGCGATGATCCGGCTCATAGTGTTGGGCGTTGTCGCTGTCAGTCTTTCCGGCTGTGTCGATCCGCAGTCGATCTATGAACCGCCGCAGGTGGACATGCGCGGCGTCAGCCTGGACAAATATTACAAAGACCTCGCCGAGTGCACCGATAAGAAGCGCGCCCGAGAATTCTACATGCCCAACGGTCCTTTCATCAGCGAATGCATGACCCAGCGCGGCTACAACGTAATCACCGTCAAGAACTGAACGCCACACCGATGACTATTTCGCCCGGTGTGTCTAATGGGTAACGCGCGAATTTAGAGGTTGCTATTCAAGTTGCGCCGTTCGCGCAGCGTCAACTTTAGGCGGCGCCATGGCCCGCGCCATGGCGAACATTTTTCCGTCCTAGGATTCTTCGTTCAGGGCCTTGTGATCCTAATTAGGATTCGTAGCTTCTCACCAACAAACAAAACCAGCGAGTGCCAAACAAGACCGTATGCGGATTGAGAATCCGGGTGCGCCCCATCACTACGGTTAGAGGCAACCGCCTTCGATCGCATTCGCAAAGGAGACGTGAACATGACCATCGGTAACATTCTAGCCATTCGAAATCTGATGCCCGGCGACGAACCTGAAATCAAATTCTTCAGGCCGGGCGAAGAACCAAAAATATACAAATTTCGCGATAAAGCTGATCGTGAAGCGGCGCAGGCGGAGGCCCAAGCCTTGATCGAGCGCTTATTTGAAAAGCACGACTGGGACGAAAAAGCATCGGGAGAAGAATTTCTTCAGATGTGCAAAGCCAACCCACGGCTTCGCCGAGCTGCTCTCAGTAGCGTATTTGATCACCTCATCGAGACGGACCCGGTTTTAAAAAGACACTTTGCGAAACAAGAACGCAACGAGCGCGCCCGACTAAAGCGCGCCGCGAAGAAAAAAGCCGACGAAGAAGAGGCCGAATTTATTGAAGACCCGAAAGGTGACAAAACCACCGGCGACGTTGTTCTTGTCACTGAAGAAGAATTGAAAGAGCGAGATAAGGATATCATCAAGTAACTGGCTGGCGAATCGCCCCTTGCGTCCAATGATCCCCCGCGCTGTAATGGTGCGGGGGATTTTTCATGAAAAGCCGTTTGAAATTCTTTTTGGCTATTGTCGTTACGATAGTGACTTCCAGTGGCGCCACGTATCTTCTGATGAATAGAAACGACTTCGCGACGATTGCGCAATTCGACAACCGATGGGAAGCGCTTCCAAATGCAACGGCCACGATTGGTCATGACACTGGATGGCGCACATTAACATTTACCGACAGCTTAACTAAGCAAACGTCAACTGAGTATGCGACTTCAATGACGACACTGGATGGGCCAGCAGGTCTGACGGGCGAATTGCGGATCAGGTGTTCGGCGGCCTCAGTAGATGTCTATATTTTATTCTCCAGTTTTTTCACCATGCAACATTCATTTTGGAAGATGTCGCAGGATGGTGAGATCGTAGCGTCATCATGGATGGCGACGGCAGGCATTCAAGGGCGCGCGTCTTCCCTTCAGGAACATATACAAGAGTTTTCGAGGCTTCTGATCGTAGATCGCGATCTTCGTATACGAATAAGGGTCATTGACGGACCTGAAATAACAATGAAGCCAGAAATGCAGCGCGGTAATGAAACCGTCGCAAAAGTGCGTTCCGAATGCAAGATGGCGCCTCTGTTACCACTTTGAGGCTCATTAACAGCCGTCAGGATGAAACCGGCAATCGAATTTGCTAGGCGTCCGAGGCGGATTGTCGGGTTTGCAAAAATGCAGCATCGAATACATTGAACCAGTGTGACACTTGGTCAATTCCAAGTCGGCGCCTAAGGAGAAGATGATCGCCGCGACGGCCATGGCTGCAAACAATGCGATCCAGTTCATAAGGAATCCTGTGGCTGATGTTTAAAGCGCGAAGCCATCAAACGTGAGCTTCTCAATCGCGGCTTTCATCGCCTCAACCGAACCGCCGTGCACATAGGCCGCACCGGCTGAATTATCGGCGTGGCCGCAAAGCTGGTCCCGCATGTCCTTTGCCACGCCAGCCATCGCCAGCCCAGTCTTGAACGTATGCCTAAACGAATGCCACGTCTTGCGGCTGTCATCGATGCCAACCTTCGGCAGGTATGTGATGTTGAAACGACGCGGCAAGTAGCGCGGGTAGTAATGATCCAGCGTGGCCGTTTCCTTTGGAGCTTTCGCCTTCGCTGCCATCCCTTCGCGATACCACACCGGGAACAGATGGGTTTGCTTCCGCTTCCGCAAATCAGCGACGTGCTTGTCAAAGCCGAGCGCTGTTAGGTGACTGTGAACCGGAATAAGCCGGCGCGACCCGATGTTTTTTGTGTGCTCTTCAATGCCAATAACCAGCACGCCGCGTTCGGTGCGAATGCTGTCCAGTTTGACCTGGGCTAATTCGGTCGCGCGCATACCCCCGAACAGCGACACCACCATCGCCCATTCGCGCTCGCTCCATTTGCCATCCTTGGCGAAATGTTCACCGAACAGCCGGGTCAAATCGTCGGGCGAGAAGTTGACGCGCGGCGGCGCTCTGTCTTTGACGGCATCGACCTTGATGCCGGCCGCCGGGTTGTCGGGGATGATATCGCCGCGTAGCGCCCAATTCAGGAACGCATGTAACCGCGAAAGATATTTGTCATTGACCGTGCGGGGGTTCAGAAGCGGATACGGCTTCGACCGCGCCTTGTTGGCCTTGATCGCCTCTGGCAAAGTCATGCCGGGGAACCGTTTGCTATGGTTCGCTGGCGCATCAGCAAGCGCCCGTTTGAATCCGTGAACGTGCTGGCGCGTCAACCGATAGATGGGTAACGGCTCACCTAGGTGTTCCTCAAGCATACGAATCATCACCCGGTTATCGTGCCGCGTCCGATCACCGGTCGCCTTCTCTTTGGCGAATTGCTCGGATAGCTCGCCCAAGGTCCGCTCGCTATCCGGCCCCAAGATTCTGACCTTCAACGGATCGTCCGGGGTCGCCTTGGGCGGCTTCAACAGCGGGTGTTTCCGTTCCTGTGCAAAGTCGCCCTGATCCCGCGCGGCCTTCTGGCTGAACGTCTCAAGGTGGATTGCGGCGAGCGTCCGCGCCAGTTCGCGCCATTCCGGCGTTCCGCTGACAACCTTGGTATTGCCTCGCGCGTGAAAGCCATCGATTGCCCAGCCAACGGCGGCGTGGGCTTCAGCGTCCGAAAATCGCCCGCTGGCGACGTTGCGCAGCATGACCTCATAGGCGGGCTGGTAAAGCCCGGCGTTATTCGCAGGCATGTCAGCCGGATCAAATGAGCGCTCGGCGTCGTCAATCGCCATCTCGCTGTCATAGTGTGCGCCAGCGAGGTTGCGGAGGCTCAGGGCGCGTCCGGGCACAGTGGGTGCCATCGGCTTGATTGCCGGCCTGTGCTCTTCACGGGCCGCTACAAGGACATCATGCATCCGTCCGACCGCGCCCGGCAATTTTCGCAGCGCCTCGGTTCGATCGGGACCAAGCGACTCCAAAAGCTCACGCTTGTTGATGATCGGCCGCAACGCTGCGGGAACACTGAGTCGCGCCCAATAGCGACCATTTCGATTGAGCAAATGAGTGCGTTTCGCTAGGGTTTGGGCGGGCAT